AAAATAAGTTCTAACCAACCAAGCATTAGCATAAGCTGAAGGATAAACTTTAAATTTACGTTTGGCTTCAGCTTTTACTCTAGAGTACAGAGCTGGATTGGTTGGCTTAGCACCGCTTTTCTTTTTCTTAACGCTACCACCTTTTTTTAATTTAAGAGCGGCCAAGCTTCTAGCTTGTTTAGCATGTGCGTTACTAGCTTTTTTTAAAGCTTTTGTAACTTTTTTTACCGTTCTTTTTACTTTCTTTCTAGCTACCATTTAACACCTCCATCTTTTTCGTGCTTGTCTTAATCTAGAATTAGGATTCTTTGCTGCTTTCGGAAACTTTTTCATTTGTCCAGCGGATCTGGCACAAAAAGATTTACGGCGCTTGGCAGCCTTGCTACCTTTTTTAACCTTACCAGTTACTGCTGTTTTTAATTTAGATCCTGGATTTAACTTTCGATAAGCTTTAACTCCAGCTTTAGTCATTCCAGCCCCTTTTTTAGTAGCACGAAAGTTCTTTTTATTTCTAGCTGGCATCTTGCCTTTTTTTCTAGTCGTCTTTGCCATTTGTGCTCTACTGATTGCCACTTATTTGTTTTTTATTTTTATAAATGTTTTGCGTCCCAAGGCTTGGTTTCTTTTCATCTTGCTTTCTGCTTGTTCCAAAGTAGCATTAGTCATAATTGGTATTTCATACCCATGTTGATAAACGTCATATTTAGTTTCTTTTGTCATATTAATCCTCTATGAAATTGTAATGTTAATAGTTCCTAAGCTAGAAGTCATTTGTGGACTAAATCTAACTTTGCTATCAACAACAGTAAGTATAGCAAATGGTTCGCTAATATCGGCAAATCCAACACCATCAAATACTTGCAATGAATTAGTCGTCGTATTAAAAATAATAGTACCAGCGTTAAAATTAGATTGATCTCTTTCTGTCGTAGTAAATTGTTCAGTATTGATAGGATCAAACTCGCCTAAGTTTAATTCTAATAACCTAACCAAGCGATTGAATAAATCTGGCGTTACCAAACCATTAGCAATAGGTAATCTAGTGCCTAATAGTTTTGCCATTATCTTCTGCCGTCAGCTTGAATATCGTAACGAGTTGCCCCTAAACGCCAACCTACACCTAAATTACCATTGTTGCCATCGTTAGACGCTAAACGTACTACTGCTTGTCTGCCTCTAGCTCTAATGTGGCCTTGTTTAGTACTTGGTGTAACAGTTGAAGTTTGCCCAGAACTCAACGTATCGCCTGGAAAATTTCTAGTTTTAGTAACTATATTAACGTTAGAAGCTGCATCATCATCTAAAAATTTTACATCTGGTATAACTTTTTTTAAAAAAGAAAAACTATCGCCGTCGCCTAAATCAAAATCAGACGACTCAATAAAAACATTGGTCATTTCAGCGCCGTCATTATCAAAGCCAAACTCATGTTGATAAAGATAGTTACTACCAACAGCTTGTGGGTATTCTTCAATATTAGAATCTAACCAAGCAGTTCTATTCAGTTGTCCGTAATACCAAACTTGTTCTTGATAATTATAAATTACATACCTATCTATTTCAGTGGCACTAGCAGATGGGTAGAACCAACCTACTTCAGAATGTTTATTGTTACTAAAGCCGTGTATTTTAAAACCTTGTTCTTGATTGATATCACTAAAGACATAGTTTCTAACGGTGCAAGGTATTTGTTGCACTGTGCCATTGTATAAATAGAAAGAATCATAACTCATAAAAAAGACACCGCTAGGCGCAGTAATCGCTGCTTTAGGTCCTATTAGCCCAGTGTTTTCATTTATTAAATTTAAACCAAAGGTAAATGGTGGCCCAATAAATTGCATACTGTAAATGGCAGTATCAGTAAAAACAATTATCTCTTGTCTGGCTTTTACTGCACCAATAATCTTAGAACCAGAGGATAGTCTTAGTGACCCAGCTGTATTGGTTGTTAAGGTTCTAAAATCTAATGGGTTTTCTTGATCACTAAAAGCAATAAGCATGGGATCTATCTCGCCAGATCTCGAGTCGTTAACAATTGGATCTGTGCCAAAAACAATTAAATGTCGATCGGTTTCTGAAGTTAAAACTTGTAAGCCTACTGTTGGCACTTGATTTGCGCCTGTTTGACTACTTAGCTCAACTGCTCTATTGCCTGTACCATTATTTTCAACCCAACGATAAACACCACCACCTCGAACATTTAAAATTAAATCTTCACCGTAGTTGTCATGACTCCAAAGTCTTAAATTATTTAATGAAGTTTCTACTCCAGAAGTTGCAGCCACACCCCAACCATTAAAGTCATTAGCAGCATCAGCATTGCCTGTAACTAATTGCACAGTGGCACCATCACTATGTGCTGCTGCTGTAGTTCCTTGCACGCCACGAGTACAACTGCTCAAAGTATTTGTAGAAACTGACCCGATAGTTATTAATTCTTCACCTATTAAAATAGTATCATTAGCTACAAAGCCAGTAGCACTGGTTAATATTATAGTGGTGTCAGAATTAGAGATACCACCAGAATCATTTAAAGTTGTAGTCAAAGCACCATCTGTATTACCGCCCCAAAGTCCAGCACCCCAACCTGTAGACCTAACTACAATATCTAAACCAGTATTTATTTGATAAGAACCATCTGTGCCTGAGCCACTATTACCTGTATCACTACTATTAGCGGTAACCGTACTACCAGAAGTATCTTTAGCGGTAATACTATAAGTATTACCATCAATAATATTTGTTATCTGATATTCTTGATTTAGGACAGTAGCTGTAATTAAACCACCTAAAGTAGCTGCTCCAGAAATAGTAACAAAATCATTTACTACTGCTCCGTGCGAAGCATCTGTTACTGTTAAAGTTGATGAGCCATTGGTGGCAGCAAAAGTTATTGAATTGGTGCTGGTTTTTCTAATCGGTGTAATATCGTTGTAGGCATTGTTGTTCTCAACTACGTAATATTTTAAATGTGTGCCTATTCCTAAATATTTAACCCCAGCTAAAGATACAAAATTATGCAAGGCCCTAGCTGTGCCTTGATAGGTAGAAGTTAAAAGTTTTTGCCAGCCACCAAATTTTTCAGGTAAGCCCATGCGAAAACGAATTAAGTTGCAATCAAACCAACTGCTACCATTATCGTATGAAGTACCTTCACGATTTATTCCAGGTTGAAAAGTTATTTTTTGTAGAGCCATTTTTTTATTTTACACAAAAAAAATAAACTACATAAGCTAGAAGAGTGATGTTTTTATCATAAAGCCAGTAATAGTTAGCATTAGAGTACCAAAAAAAACTAGCCCAGCTCTAATGCTTTTGTTTATTGATTTTACTTCGGTTTCAATTGTTTCTAATCTACGCCAGTTTTCACGCCATCTAACTTCGCAAGCTGCTTCATGTGCTGATAATCGTTTATCTATTTCTGCAACAGTTGCTCTAGCCATGTTATTTGTTAAACCAGTCTTTTAAATTATATTTAATTTGTTCGTATTTACTAGGTGAAAACTTTTTTAAAACGATTATTCCTAGCACCGCTATACCTAATATTATTATTAATGTTTCCATATCTACCTCTTGTTAATTAATTGATATTAAAGGATTTCTACTATCGTCTTGTTTTTTTTGTATAGTATCAACTTTGTCTTGCAAAGCTTTTATTTGAGTTTGTAAAACTAAAATTTCTTTTTCTATGGCTACATCAGTATCTGTTAAAGTTTGTAATTCTTTTTTGTAAGAAACACCTGAACGTTTTTCAACTGCTTCTAGTCTAGTCACATAGCCAGCACCAGTATAGCCAAAACCAGCAATAGTACTAACCAAAGCAGCCACTGCGATTATTTGTCCTAATTTTCCTTTAAGCCATTCCATATTATAAATTTGGTTGTGTTGATTTTATTTTAACAAGATTTTGATAATTTGCATCAAACATTTGTATAAAAGCAGACTCATTATCAAGTATTATGTTATCAGTATAAATAGCTTTAGCTTTATACCAATCCATTTTGTTAGGTAATTTAGTAGTTCGATAAGCATCAAACCCAGGCACATAGTTTATATAGTTAATTATTTTTTCTTCTTCACCATACTCATTATTAGCAACTCTTTCTTCAACAACTTGGTCAGCTTGCTCTTCTAAATTTTGAGCCACAATATTATCAGCAATCGTATCTGCTTCCGATTTTTCTATTTGTTGAACGCTATCTATATTGTTTTGATCTGTAGCATCTGCATTAACACTAACAACAGTTGTCACAATATTTTCAGATCCTGTATCTGTAATATTTTGCATACCATTATTTACAGAATCCATATTCATAGTATCAAAGCTCACACTCATATTGGTGTTTGTTTGTCCAGAGCCACTACTACCAATTGCATTCATATCGTTACCAGCGGTAGTGCCACTAACACTATTAGCTGCAGCACTGACTGTTTGTGCTACTACATCTAATTGAGTTTGAGTAATACCAGATTTTTCATCTATCTTGCCTACTGTTACAGCTTCTACCTCTATCTCTACCACTTCTTCTATTTCAGGTTCCTCAAGTTCAGCTATTCTTTCTTCTATTTCTTCTTCATACTGTGGTTCAAAATTTTCTTCTATTATTTCTTCTAACTCTTCTATAAAAATTTCTTCTTCAATAAATTCTTCTGGAAAAAACTCTTCTTCTAAACGCATAGTTAATTCAAAAGGTTGTTCAAAAGGAGTTAAAGCTATAAGTTCAATTGGTAATTCATATATGTCTGGTAGTGGATTTAAATATATTTCTTCTTGACGAAAAGGATCTTCTATAAATACTGGTTCAAAATATGATTCTTCTAAGCGCATTGGTTCAAAAAACATTTCCTCCTCGTAAAAAAATATTTCTGGTTCTTCTATAAAAGTACCCATAGCCATAAGTTCTTGTTCGTCAACAAAGCCATAATCAAACTCTTCTTCCATAACAAAATAACCTATGTCTTGTTCAAACCTATAGCCTGGACAAAAAGGTGCATACTGTGGGTCTAAGTCACATTGTTGGTCGTCAAAAGCTTCCCAATAGCCAGGACAACTCATATCATTTAAAGGGTTAGAACAATCAATAGTATTGCCTTCACCTGTACCGTAAAGTGAACCACCACTTTCCAAGGTAGAATTTATAATAGAATTGTTCCAATCAACATTAACACAAGCACCAGTGTTGGTAGTGCCTGTGCTACATTCGTCATAAAACAAATATTGATAATAATTACTTGCGTCTTTTTGTTCACCAATTAACACATCGTGTCTATTTATATCTAGCTCGCCATAACGATAATCAAAAGTAGAATTAGTCCACAACACTACTTCAAAACTATTGTCACTACCGCTACGATTAAACTCACGTAGGTCATACCAACCAAAAACAGCTTTATCAGAAAAATTTTTAGCTAACATTTTAGAGTTGTTGTCTCTAATTAAATCAGTCCAAAAAGGAAATAAAGTATTGTCGTACTGAGGCAATGGATCTGGTGTGTAGTCATTACAATAACTGCCAGAAGAGTTAAAATGCAAACAACCATTAGTAGCCATACGGGCTGAGGTAAACCCTTCGCCATAAAAATTAAAAGTAAAATCTAAATTAAAAACAGCAGATACTTGGTCGTCGCCAGCATTTAAACTGGTAACGCCGCTTTGGGTAGTTAAATCAAATAGTGATTGATTGTTTTCATAAATGTAATTAGCAAAAGAAAAATTACTAATTAGACAACTAAGAATTATTAAATTCTTTTTCACAGGTACGTCGACTTTTCTTTATGCCTTTAACTGTTTTGGTTTTGCTACAGCTCGCCATGTATTTTGCTTTGCGTTCTAAGCTA